TGGTATCAGAGCAAGATTCTGATTCTAATAGGGAAAACTAAAAATGTCTAGATTAGAAAAGATCTACACAAATAAAGAAAACCCTCTAAAAGACTTTTTAGATGAGGTAGAACAAAATGATGAAGAGATGCGCACAGTGGATTTCAATCCAAACAAACCAGCTCTTCCATATAAAAAGAAAGCAATAGTCTTTCCAAAAAATTTTCCATCAGAAACTCACTATAATAATGGAGTCCCGATAGGAAAACAACTGAACCTTGGCGGATCAGTACAACAAGTTATAGGAGGAATAAATACAATTTTAGAAGTATTATCCTTCTTATGTCTAAGACAGTTACCTATAGTTGCTTCTAGCAGCCACGAACAATTAGAAAATTCCAAAGAATTTAAAAATGAATTACAAAATCATCTAACTAAGATAACAGAACAGTTAGAAATAAATAGGAAATCAATAATAAAAGATCAAACAGTAAAAGAAGATCTTAACAAAAAACAATATGAAACGCTGTATGCATTACAAGAAAAACTTCTTAATATGCTAGCAGAAAAACAGAGTTCAAACGAGCTAAAAAATCTAGAAAGGAGACTAGATGAAAAAATTAAGATAATTGAACAACAGTTATCAGAAATAAAACTTATGTTATCATGACATCATCAGCTTTTGATAGAATAACAAAGCAAATAGAAAGCTTAGAAATTAGGTTAAAAGAGACAAAAAACTTCTTAGAAACTTTACCTGAGGAGTTTAAGTCAAATCCATACTTTGACAAAGAAAATGAGTTAGGAAGATACCCACCTCATAATCAACCTAACACTAAGGTTTTAGACGATATAGAATGTATAGAGCAAGGAGGCCCATGGCCACATGCATACCATACATTTAACCCACAATTAAATAACATATCTGACATGTTATCATATATAATAAAAAACTGTTGTTGCAAAAAACACAAGGAACATCAGGAAACATCACCTGAATATCAATCTATACAAAATAGACTGACAAAGCTCTTAGAAGAACTATCTAAGAAAGAACAATTTGATAAAAAATCCAGTAAAATTTGTCTAGACCTGGACGAATTACTAGGAAAATTATCAAATCAAAAAGCTTGTTTAGACTTTAAACAGCTATCCACACTTCTTCAGGAGGGTGAGGATAAGGGAAAAACGGTAATCCCAAGAAATACATCACCAATTAGGTTTAAACCACCTAGACGTTGGTAATGGAAGAAACTCAGCAAGAATTAACACAACAGCTAAAAGAGCTAGAAACTCTAATGGCAGCAATAAACTTGGATGATTCTAAAAAGAAACAACCAATTTATCAAAACAGTTCAGAATCCGAAGAATCTGAAACAGAAAATAAAAACTTCATATATGATTTTAGTTCAGAAGAAGATTTTGAAGAACCAGTAAAGGTAAAAATAGAAGAAGAAGCTGAAACTTCAAATAAAAGGAAATTTGATAAAAACCCAGAATTTACTAGGTTTAAATATCAAAAAATTCCCAAAGAATATGTGCCTGCACATCAAACAACTAGTACTATAGGAGTATTAGACATAGATTGTGTTGCAAACACAGAAAAAATAATAAAAGAATGGTTTAATCACCACTCAATCCTTATAACAATTAATGAGGAATTAAAAAACTTATCTAGCTTAGATACGTTTTACTATTTAGTATACAAAACTAGAGGAATAGCACATGCTTACCTTAGTAACCTACCATCAGAAGTCCTATCTAGGATACCTGCTGATAGAAAACAAGTAGACGATTGGGTTTACAACTTACTCTTACGAGAATTCGTAGGAAGATTAGAAAGACCAGAGTCTGAAGAAGCCTTTAGTCAAAATAATTATTATAAGTTAATAAACTTAGAAATATGTAACATGTGTTACTTAGAAAACTTCCTTTGTGAATTTCAAAGTAGATACTATGGAATTAATCCCATAGATAGAGAAAACCTTAAGGTTGACCTATTGCTTTATGCAAAACTACCTGAGTATGTCAGAACACAAGTAGAAGCCTACTTTAATGCTTCAATAACATCAAATAAATTAGACAATACTCTGGGAGGAAGAATTACAGCTCTCAAATTATGGCAGACTGAGCAGTGTAATCAGAAACTTGCTAAAAGACAAGCCTCTGTAGGACTATGTTGTAGCAAGATAGAAGATAAAATTGGTAAATATGGATGTAGGAAATCAAATCCTAGAGCCAAAAAACCTAAAAAGAAATTCAGGAAAATTAAGAAATATCCTAAAAAGAATTTCTGGAAATGGAATAATCAAAGAAAGAAAAAGACGTTTAGGAAAAAACGCCCCTTTAGAAAACAGCAAACTTGTCCAACAGGTAAAAAGAAATGTCAATGTTGGCTATGCCACGAAGAAGGACACTATGCGAATGAGTGCCCAAAAAAGGACAACAAAAAGGCTCAAACCTTAAAATTAATATTTGACTTAGGTTTCGAACCAGTAGAGTCAGATATAGAAACAGACGAAGAACTCTTTGAATTAACATCAGAAGATTCATCAGAAGATGAATACTGAAATTGTCCAAAAACACCGAGTTTTAACCAAAGGTAACCCTAATGTTACTTTCATAAAAGTTAGTATAGGCAAAAGAAATTTCTTGGCTTATATTGATACTGGAGCAACTCTGTGCTTTGGAAAAAGAAAAATTTCAAATAATTGGGAAATTTTAAAACAACCAAAAGAAATTATCATTGCAGATAAATCAAAACACTATATTAGAGAAGCTATTTCTAATGTGTTTTTAAAAATCGAAAATAAAGAATTCTTAATCCCTATCATATATTTACATGATTCAGGATTAGATTTAATTATAGGAAACAATTTCCTAAAATTATACCAACCTTTTATTCAGAGATTGGAAACAATTGAATTAAGATGGAAAAATCTTAATAACCCAAAAGAATCTCAAATGATTTCAACCAAGATTCTTACAAAAAATGAAGTATTAAAACTTTCATTTGAAAAAATTCATATTTGTTTAGAAAAATATTTATTTTTCAAAACAATTGAAGAACAACTCGAAGAAGTATGTTCAGAACATCCACTGGATGAAACAAAAAATAAAAATGGTCTTTTAATAGAAATAAGACTTAAAGACCCATTACAAGAAATAAATGTCACAAATAGAATTCCATATACAATAAGAGATGTACAAGAATTCAAGGAGGAATGTGAAGACCTCTTAAAAAAGGGCTTAATTCGAGAATCTCAAAGTCCACACAGTGCACCGGCATTCTATGTCGAAAATCACAATGAAATCAAGCGTGGAAAAAGACGCATGGTAATTAATTACAAAAAAATGAATGAAGCCACAATTGGCGATTCATATAAGTTACCAAGAAAAGATTTTATTCTGGAAAAAATAAAAGGATCTTTATGGTTTTCAAGCTTGGATGCTAAATCTGGATACTACCAGCTAAGGCTCCATGAAAATACAAAGCCTCTAACAGCTTTTTCATGTCCACCTCAGAAACATTACGAATGGAATGTTTTAAGTTTTGGACTTAAACAAGCACCATCTATATATCAAAGATTTATGGATCAATCCCTCAAGGGACTTGAACATATATGTTTGGCATATATTGATGACATCCTGATCTTTACAAAAGGATCTAAAGAACAACATGTAAATGATGTTCGGATTGTTTTGCAAAGAATCAAAGAAAAAGGAATTATTATTTCTAAGAAAAAATCAAAACTGATTCAACAGGAAATCGAATATCTCGGTTTAAAAATACAAGGGAATGGAGAAATTGATTTATCACCTCATACCCAAGAAAAAATTCTTCAATTTCCTGATGAATTAGAAGATAGAAAACAAATACAGCGTTTTCTTGGCTGTATTAATTACATTGCAAATGAAGGATTTTTCAAAAATCTTGCTCTAGAAAGAAAGCACCTTCAAAAGAAAATTTCTGTTAAAAACCCCTGGAAATGGGATACAATAGATACAAAAATGGTTCAGTCCATAAAAGGCAAAATTCAAAGCCTACCAAAATTATATAATGCATCGATTCAAGACTTTTTAATAGTCGAGACAGATGCATCGCAACACTCCTGGAGTGGATGTTTGCGAGCTTTACCCAAGGGAAAGCAAAAAATCGGACTCGATGAATTCGGGATACCGACAGCTGACCTCTGCACAGGTAGCAGTTCAGCTTCAAGCGATAATTCGCCAGCTGAGATTGACAAATGTCATTCAGCCAGTAAACAGGACACTCATGTGGCCAGTAAAATAAAGAAACTCGAAAACGAGCTTCTACTTTGCAAATATGTTTCAGGTACCTTCACAGATACGGAAACAAGATACCCTATAGCAGAACTGGAGGTTCTTGCTGGAGTAAAAGTCCTAGAAAAATGGAGAATCGACCTCCTACAAACGAGGTTCCTCCTCCGCACTGACAGCAAGTACTTTGCAGGTTTTTGTAGGTACAACATCAAGACAGACTACCGGAACGGACGTCTAATCAGGTGGCAACTACGGTTACAAGCCTATCAACCGTACGTGGAATTAATCAAATCAGAAAATAACCCATTCGCAGATACGCTTACGCGAGAATGGAGCAAGCCATCAAGCAGTTAAGGAACCAGCAAAAGCAGCTAGATCAGCAGATCGAGCAGCAAAAACAAACTCTCAACTCGCTCATTTCGAGGAGGGAGGAAGTTACAAAAGGAATCCAAACATTGGAACTTTTATCTGGAACAACATTGGTACCAGATCAACAAATTCATGAAGCACTGCAACCAGCAGTATCAGAATCAACAAAAGGCAACCAAGAAATAAAAACTTGGAAGCAGATATTTGATGAAGAGCACGAGCTCACTCGAGAAGAAAAGATCGACGCCACAGTTGGTCAGAAGAAAAAGGCTTACGTCATCTTCGATGGTCCTTGGAAGGGAATCTACCAAGATTGGCACATTGTCAAATCAAAGGTAAATGCCCAACCATACAGGTACAAGGGATACAACTCCCTGGAAGAAGCTAAGCTAGCACACAAACAGGCTTATGCTGAAGTAACTAAGGCAGACGAAGTAAAGGTTGAAAAAACTATGAAGTCATTTGCCAAGAATAATGTAGCCGAGAAAATTCACGGACTACACAAGTCAGGACCAAAAGAACTGACAGAAGCAGAGTTCTACCGTAACTGGAAAATGATTACGGAATGGACAGAAGAATCAGCCAATCTAGGTTTCTACCCAGATTGCAGCAAGCAAGTGAAGGCAGTCTTCTTCATCGGAGCAGATCCTCACTTACTTAGTTCATTCTACCAAAGTGGACTAATTAGCTACATCTATCTACAAGAAGATGAAGGACAGAAAGGAGCAATCTCAAAGGCTACCAGCCAGCTCCCAAAAGAATTAAGAAGGACATGTCAACAATACCAATTGTCCTTTGCCAAGACAAGAGAATTCTACTTGGCCATTCAGTCGACCTACCCAGTATTCGACGAAGAAAAGATGCTTGTCCCAGCAAAGCATCTGGTTAAGCTAGGCATCTCAGCTAGTTCATACCCAGAAAATAAGATCGTAAAAACAAATTTTAATTTTAGTTTGTTTATTAATTCAGTTGACAAATTGTACAATTATATCAGGCAATATGGAACCACAATCAAAGGGTTCAAGGTCCTGATGAAAACACAGCTTTGTCTAGCAGTATGCTTAATCCGCGACCAAGCTGAAGAAAGCTCAAAAATCATGGTGATGGAGTTCGAACTAGATATCTCCACTCTAACAGGGATATTCAGTAACCTGCCAAAGGAACTGAAGAAAGCCACATGCGAAAAAATGCATCGCTACAAGAGCCACTTGTGCGAATCATGCGAGATAAATTTCCCGGAACTCTCGGAAACCATGAACGTCAGCAATGACGAAAAAAGAAGCACTAAAAGCGTCAGCAGTGACGAAATAAATTTGTCGGCAGAAAACGACGGATATCAGCACAGCTAGATGTAGGACATGCCAGCTGTAAAAGAAAGCTCACCTACTAATATGTGGTAGTGGACGCTTTACTTTATTAAAAGTGGTTGGTCAGTAATAATGTAAGACCCCACTTCTTTTCTTTTGCTTGCACGCGAAGGATGCCGCTCTACCCAGTTGTTAAGGCACCTATCGCATTATAAATAAGAGACCAAGGACTCTATTGTTCCTTGGAGTTTGATTGAGTAAGGAATATAGCCAATAGTGCCGTGTAAGGCCAAGTGCTTTTATCCATTTACACTCACTCCCAGTCGGTGGTTTAAAAACCTGGACCGGCAAAGTCGAGAGACTCTAAATTAGAAAAGGAGAAGTCCTTTATACTATCAAACAAGGAGAGATCCTAAATCTAAACACAAAATCCTTTATGAATAAGAAATTGTTCCAGCAACTACCAAGTCTTAAAAAGACCCAGGAAGCAAAAGCAAAGCAAGAACAAGCACAAGAGAAAAGAAAGGTTAGTAAATTATGAACTCAGACTCAGTTATTTGTTTAGCTAGTCTTAGCAATTATTGTCAGTATCATATATTAGGCATAATAAACAATAGGATAGTTCCTATTTTAATAGATACCGGCGCAAGTTGGTCACACATATCTGCTAGTTTTCTAAAAACTCATCAAATAAAAAATTGTGAAGAAAAATCTGTTAGAAGATTTGATGGAACAACTAAAAAACTAAACAAGAAAACTCTAATTGAGATAGACTTGTCGGGTATACAAAACGTAAAATTAGAACTTTACGTAGATGAAGAACCAAACAAAATTTTGCTAGGAACAGACTTCTTAGAAAATTTTTATTTCAAAATAGAAAGCGATTGCCTCTTTCTTAATCAAAACCAACATCCACGGTTTAAACTTCATGAAGATAAAATCTTTGAAATAATTCAGGATTTAACTATTCCAAACGGAATATAGGATGGAATACCAGTTGTAAACAACACCACAATGGAAATAGTAGAATTAAAAGATGATAATCAAGAGTATTTCTTAGATGCTCTATTAGGAAAAGAAATAGAAAAAACCGATTTTTCAATTACTGAAAAAGAAAACTTTAAACAAAATAAGTTTAAAGAATTAAGAAATGTTTTCTCAAGAGATAACATATTAAAATTTGGACTAATGACAGGAGAAGTTCAAATCCCAATAGAACAAACAGATGGTAGTGTTTTCTTAGCCACCATCAATAAAGAACAAATTACCAAGAGAATTAGTAAAATTGAAGAAAAACAAAGAAGATTAATAAGATATGTTCATATCTCAACTCTTCAAGTTTTAATTAAAAGTACCTTTTTAAAAGGCCTAGATACACCTCTAGAACTTACACTTAGAGATAATAGACTTCTTAATCTAGAAGAATCTAAGATAGCCGTAGGACACGGAAATCTAAAATATGGAAAAATGAAATTTGACGTTAATCTACAATTAGGATTATCATTAAAAGACTTAGATTTAGATAGATCAATAATTCTGAACTATAAATTTCTAAGAAGAAATTTCATGAAAGAAGGAAACCACGCGTTTTCAATAAGTTACAGAATTAACTATGCTTTGAGTAATTCTCACCATAGCGTAGAATTTAAACAAAAAGAGAAAATCTATATTGATGAACTCTTTTCAGAAGTTTTGGAATTAAAACACCCTGTGTTTTCAAAACTAACAAAAAGTCAATCTTTAAGAATAGAACCTTCACCGGTTTTCGAAAAACCTTTAATTAGTTTTAAAGAAAATCAAAAAACAGAAGAAAAAACTGTTTTTAAACCCCCGAAAAGAGATTTCGAACTAACTGAAACCTCTAAACTAAAATCAATGATATCAGATTTAACTCAGAAAGTAGTTAATTTAGATAAAAAGATTTAAGAAATGCCAGGAGATAACTGGACAAACTCAATAATCTTTAGAATTAAAACTCTCAAAGACCAAATAATTGAATGGAGTAAAAATCCAACTGAAGAAAATGAATATTTTTCAGAAAAATATTTAGAAAAAATAAACACTTTAACAAAAACTTTAGATTGGTGTGAAAAGTCCAATAAATCTGAAGTGGAATTAAGGTGGCTTAACCAAGCATTAAGTCTTCCGCACCAAGTGCCACCACCTAGATATTCCTACATACGTAGCGAATCTAGTAGAAATAATCTGCGCAACTCTGCCAGAAACCAACCCCAAAACC